AAGGCCAGCCACTAGCTGGCCTTATTTTAAATATTAAATGGCCTACACAATGCGTTAATTAATCGGGTCGGCACTCTTGGAAATAGTTCTTTCATTTCTTCTGCCGAAATACCAGACAAACGCCCAAAGCGAGACATAATCTTTTTTACAGCATCAGGATCATATCTTAATAACCTTCTGACTCTATTGCCTGCTACGTCGTATTTTTTTTCACCACTATTAGGCCAATCTATACTGCATTTACGCAACAAAAAATCATGAGAAAACTTGACGGCAACGCCTTCCTCCAACCAACTTACTTCTTCATATTTTACTGGGCTTAGAGTATGAATAGCTTCATGAGCAAGTTGATAGTGAGCTCGGTCGCGATCATGTTTACATTCTTTGTTAATGAACACTCCTATTGACTCTGTACGTGATGTATCTGTAAAAGGCTGTAGATGCGTAAATTCTACAGGCCGTAATATTCTGCCGTGTCGAGAACTACCAATCTCAACTTCCGCATCCTCTATTGCAAGTTTAAGAATTTTATCCATATTTACCTCAAAGTAACTAACCATGGTAAAAAGCTAATAATGCCGTAACTAATAATTCTAGCTTGAGCTCTTCTGTATAGTACATTACAGATCTCCTAGACCTAACGCCATGTATCGTGCGACTGGTGACGCATTTTTACGCTGCTCTTCTACTCGTTGAGTCTGAGTTTTTAAGTTATCTCTAGCATTACTTGTTAGCTTGTCAGCGGCGTTATAAAAACCACTATAGTTAAGCCAGTCCATTGCCTGTCGTTGATCTTCAGGACTCAAATTCGCCGCCTTAATTGCTGCTAGCTTTTCCTGATAAGTTCCATCTGAGTTTATGATTTTTTCCCTCAGTGATTCCAATTTTCCTCGTCTGGAGGGCTCCTCCATTTTCTGTCCAGCAGCTTTCTTCTCATCATCCACAAACTCTTGAGACTTACTTATCAGTGTTTCATTCGGTGGTATTTTCGTAACATGTTTACCCTCCTTAATCATGCCTTGAATAGTTTCGTTTATCTCACTAGGCTTTGCGGTTGGATTTTTCAACAGATCAGTCTGAATTTTTGATCTAGCATATTCTGAAAACTCATAACCTGGATACGACTCAACAAACTCTTGCGTTCGTTCTCTTACCTTACTTTGCGCTTGCTCTCTGGCTAAGCCTTGAGGGTCATAACCGGTAAGTGACAAGTACATCATTGTATGACGATCTAGCGCCCTCTCCCTTTCTCGGTTCAAGCGATCAATTTCATTCAGATAATCTTCTTCATTGCCGAACATACTGCGGTCAAGCTTGGCAATCTGTTCATCATACTTACTATTAATTCCGTTTTGTTCAGATAGCTGTTGCTTCGCTAATTGAGTCATTGAAGAAGATGGCCCACTAGAGCTAGATCGACTAGAACGGCCACCATATACAACATTGCCATTTTCATCGAAGTTCAGAGATCGACCTGTTTGAAGTTGACGCCAGTTGTTCAACTCTTCACGGTTCAAATGCTGACGAGTATCAATCATGGTTTTCATTCGGTTACTAAACTCCGACAATGGCACAACTAAGATATTGTCATCTGGCTTGCTTGTTCGGTTTTGAGTAACCGGAACTGTGACAGTTTTGCCATTATCAAGAGTTAGATCTTGCTCAATAACTGCGCCACCGCCTTGAGTGATTCGAACTGCCGAAACTTTTCTCTCAACTATTTGGTGTTGCTTACCATCCTTATCCGTGTAGATCGTAGGTAAACCTTTTGCCTTGGTGATTTCAGGCATCAATGTTTCCACTGCATTGATCAACATTGGGTCATTTTCTGCTGGCATTTCACCTTGTGCCATTTTGTTGAACAAAGTCGCCGCCTCACCTAAAGCCTTGCCAGCATCACTACCAAGAATGTTGTTCACATCAAATTGAGGGTTTTTAGCTACATAATCTGCAAACTCCGGCGTCTCCATTAAGGAAAAATCGCCGCTGGCAATCGCCTTATCAATCGCTGGAAGGAAGATTGTTTGAAAACCTTCTTGGCGTTCCATAAGTGTTTTCTTATGGTTATATTCTTCCTGTTGCTGCTTAAATGTAAGCTCTGCTTGCGCCCACTGCTTTTCTTGTTGTTTTCGGCTTTTGGCTTGCCAATCTAGATCATCTTTACGCTGTAACTTTTGTTGTTCTCGATCTTCAAGCCCTTGCTGCCAACGAATATCTTCTCGCTGTTGCAAGATTTTCTTTCGTTCTCGGTCTTCGTTGTGCTCCTGTCTCCACAACTCACGATCTTGCTGGCGGTTGTGTAGGTCAATTAATCCTGCACCAACTCGAACGCCTTCATTAAAACTACCAATAACGTTTGCCATGAAAAAAACCTCTAAAAAAACGACGCAGCTAGACCACCAAGAACGGCACCAATTGCACCACCAGCAACAGTACCAACGACAGGTACAACACTACCAATTGTTGCACCTAGAGTTGCACCAGTACCGATACCTGACGCAATACCTTGCTTGTATTGCTGTTTAAGCTGCTCGTTCACTTGTTTGCGCTGTTGCTCTTGGTTAGAAAGATTTCTATAAGTATCAAGCGAACTTCTCGCGTTATTTCGACCAATATCAATTAGACCGTATCCCATATTAACCCCCTAAACTCCACCAACTGAGTTAATTAAGTTTCTGCTTCCTGACGAAACACCCGTCATCAATCCGACTTGTAAATCGTTTATAGCTTGGCGAGTGTTGTTATTAGTTGAAGCTAGCGCAAGCGCGTTATTCATTTCCAAGTTTCGTTTTTGCTGATCAGTTCGAAGATCACCTAAACCATACTTTCTAGTTGCATTTGCAGCATTGATATTGGCTTGTTCTAAGTTCTTCGTGGCATTTGCGTTATTTCTATCTAACTGCTTATTTAACAACTTATCGGTCATAGCAAGATCGATAAGTTGATTCTCATATTGCTGGAAGCGCTTTAGATAATCTTCGTACTGCTTTCTCGTAAGATTCGCGTATATGTATTCAGGATTACCAGAAGCGTTAACCATCATGTTTGAAAGATTATCGCTTTTAACACTGGCGGTTGGAGCGGTTGTGGCTGGCGCGGCTGAACTGCCAGTATTTGGATTGTAATAACCTAATTCACCCTCTTGAGGCATGATTATTTTCTCCTAACGTTTAACTTAAACCGTATGAACTAGCGCCGCCCATTGGCGCAAAGCCATCGTCTGATTTCATACTTTTGTAAGTATCTGGTTTGAAGTAATTACTTAATCCCTGTCCAGCGCTTGATAGCATCTCTTTGCCTGTATCGGTGCCAGTAAGTAAAGAGGCACCAGCGCCAGCAACCGCCGCCGGAATAGATACAGCGTTAGCTTCATCAATTGCAGCTTGGTTGGCCTTACGCGCTGACGCCGCCGCGATATCGTTAAGCCCTGCCGTGGCTTGAGTCGCCTGACCTCGCCCCATTGCAATTACGTTTTGAAGATTGCCAGTAAAACGCTCGGTTACGTTGTGTTGGCCTTGCGCAGTAGTTTGTACCTCGTTGGCATTGGAGCCTGAGATTATGTCGTTTGAAGCGCTAGACGCCTTACCTGAACTTGGATTAAAGCCAGATGCCGACAATTGTTTTTGAGTCTGATTGACAGCCGAACTCGTTGCACTATTCGACGTTGTATTGGCCGCTCCTGCTATTTTCTCGTAGTTTGCCTCGTCCCCCATTTTTTCGGTGATACGCATATATTCGTTTTCAATTGGAACAAACACCTCTTGATATCTATTCCACTCTTTAGCCGCCACCTCTGCTGCTGCAATCTGATCGGCAGTTGGTTTTGCTTTTTCTGGCCCTTTACCCATTGTTTACCAGCCTTTTCTCAAACCTGATTAAACCTTGCTCATTGTACCCTACTTTTTTAAATCCGTGAGCGCGCCAAAGCCTGTACACACCTGCTCTTCGAGCCAATGAAACAATCTTTTCTGCTCCCACATCTTTAGCAAGTTGATAGTACGCATTGATGTAATCTGATATGCCATGCCCGTTATCAGACCATCCAAAAACCACATACATAACTATCTCGTTATCTTCGTGCGTCACCTCCAAAACTGCGCCACAACGCTCACCAACAAACAAGTGTGCATCACCACTATCCAACTTACTGATCACCTCTTTCGGCAAATCCGGCAAATCATCACGACCAGCCACGTAAACAAGCTTTCTCACAAGCATGTAGATATAATTGTTGTGATCAACTTTAGCGAACCGCACTTTTTACCCCTGAACGATCTAGAGCGCCTTAACAAAATGGCGCAATTCCAAAAGCACTAAACCTAAGCTTTGTAGGTGAGCACTAATCCAGATGAGTTCCACACATTCCAAGAATTGTTTTCGTAGTTTCTTATGCGCAAACTAACCTTATAAGCCTTACCAGCCGGAAGGCTATGCCGCCAGATCGGTGAGTTTTGAGCGCTCATACCACCAATATCTTGACTATGAACAACCTCATCATTAATTAAAAAATCAAACCATGCACCGAACGCAGTCGCATACACACTCCCCCAAACAACCTCGCGATCCCAAGTAGCCATTGGAACATTTACTGAGTAGAGCGTCTGAATTAGTCCTGCACTACTGTCTGTCTTCATAACCGAGTACGGATAAGGTTTTATTACATCACCAACGATCTGATTAACATTGAGACGACCTTGAATATCGCAAGAATCAGTAATCGTAACGTTCCTTAGCACACCAGAAGTCGCGGTAATTTTCCCCGAAACATCAGCATCGACCATTTTTGCCACACCAGCCGCGCTCACATAGAACTTGCTGTTCGGGTCATTAATCGTTGACGCTCGTAGCGTTACGTTTGCGATCACTGTATTTGCTTGCACGCTTGTTGCCACCACATCGCCAGCAACCAGATCTCTAATGTCTGCAACCTTGATTGATGCAGTGTCTATTGCGAGTACGTATTTTGGCGGAGCTGTACCAACTTGGCCGCCGTTAACCCAATCCTGATAGGCTGGGTTTTTGATAGTGCCAAACACCGGAACGATGCTGTTGCTACCTGTACCACCAGTATTCTTGTCGTAAGCGACCTTAAACCCTGCGTTCTTAACAACAAATTCTGCGTTTGCTGTGCTCGTATCAGTGGAAGACTTGGCTATAAGAGCAACACTAGCCGTCATTCCACCTATGCTTGTTTTAACGCCCCACAACGCAGAATATCCATCATCAAGATCGGCCAATGCTTCACTAATCTGTGTGACTGAAGATGAAACGCCGTTAACCGTTGCATTAACTTTTCCAATCTCGGTACTAATCGCCTGATTGGTTTGCGTCTTTGTGTAGTAGTTCTTGGATAGATTCGAGGCAACACCATCAATTGATGATTGCAATGTCAAAGCAGATTTAGCAATGGCCTGATCGGTTTGCGCTTCAGTGTAATAGTTGTTGGCTAAGTTACTCTCAACCTCTCCAATTTTTGAAGACAATGAATTGGTTGCAATATTGATCGCCTTTTCAGTATCAACCCACGTTTTATAGTTGGTTGATAGATTGCTCTCAACTCCTTCAATTGACGCTGACAACGACGTATTTAATTGAGAAATTGCTGACGTTAGCTTGGCGTTCGTCGCGTAGTTTTGCTCAATGCCTGAAATCGAATCACCTAACTGAGTTTCGAGATCTAACTTGGCTGTAGATATAGCCTTATCAAGCTCAACTTGAGTCGCAAACTCTTGGCCTACCTGCGCAAGAATTGACTCCCCATTAGACTGAATTTCTGACTTAACAGACTCTCTTAATGCCGATAACGCGCTATCAACTTCAACCTTCGTTGCGTACTCTCGTTTGATCTGAGCAAGAATTGATGTCTCGTTTTCCTCGATCTGAGAAGTAACCGACTCTCTTAAAACCGCCATTGCCTTATCGGTTTCAACTGCTGTGTAGTAGTTGGTTTCAATCTCGGCCCTTAATGTCCGGTTCTCTTCTCTGCGAAATGCGCTTTCCTTATCAACGGTTACAGCGTTTTGCATAGCTGCTTCCGCTAATAATACGTCGATATTCTCAATAGTTTCTGCGTCTGGAATGGATGAAAAATCAATGCCTTCTAATGCCTCCGGTAAAGGAATTAGTTCGGGATGCTCTTCCATCTCCTTAATGATCAGGTCAAGGTAATATTGAGGGTCAACAACGCTCTTTGCATGAGTACCATTAATTGAGTTAATCGCTGAACGTTCGCCTTTTAGGTTTACGAACTTGATCCAATAGTAATAATCACCTGTAGGCTCAATCGGTATTGATGCAACACTAGAAGGAGTTGTTTGCACCACAATCGCATCTGCAAAAACGTTTTCTCTTGCCTGATAAATTTCGGTGTAAGCATGGCCTTTATATGGCGCGGTATCCCACGAAAGTAGTGCGATACCAAAGCCAGATTTAACCACTAAGTTTTGTGGTGTAGTTGGCGTCTGAACTTCCTCACCAACAATCGGATCACCACTACCGCCGTCCGAACTTGGGATATTAATTGTGCTCTGTAATTTGCCGTTTCTGTAGTCAGCAAAACCAAGCTTTTTCATATCTTCCCAAAGGACGGCTTTTTTGCCGCCCTCGCCACGCATACCGATCAACTGTTCCAAGTTGTCGGCAACTGCATCCATTACAGCGTCACTTCCTTTCTTATGGGGAATAGATTGGAATTTACCCTTTAGCTTTTTGCAGCCTTGTAATGTACGAACTGCCATTTACCCGTAAACCTCTGCCATACTAGAAGCAATGATCACCTCTTCTAATATTCCAGTGCCATAAACTTCAAATTGCCATGAGTTGCCCCTTGCTGGTGGAATGCGTATAGGTCGATCAGTTAACGTACCTATCTCGTAATCTTTGATGACGACTCCATCAACGATAATTTTCATTCCAACCAATGCCGGATCTTCCGCTCGGATATACAGCGTACTAAGTGTTGGATACATGGCGTAATACTCTTTAGAACGCCAAACATACGCTTTAGGTTGGCCCTTGTTCCATTCAGCCAATTTTGTTCCATCTTCGCTTCGAACATAAAGCGTACCTGTCACTAAGTCAGTAAATCCAAGGTTTGAACCTATAGAATGGAACGTAATACCACCCGTTTTAGGGTCGAATATGAACGACTTATCAAGCGCCTTTCCGTAAAAAGCCAAATACTTTCCATCGTAGTAGTAAGCTTCAATGGTTTCTGGCTCCAATGCTTCCCACTGCTTAGAGTCAATAATATCTTTGGTAATTAGCTCAACGTCTTGACCAGTGAACGCACAAAGGCCATGAGGAGACGCATAGATAATTAGGTTGTCGATATTTCTCATAGAGCGCTTGGAAACACACGCTTGCATAGACTCAAGCTTTCGCCCACTAATCGCATCACTGGTGATACCTTGGAACACCCAAGGGTAACCTTTCGTGCCAACCAATAGCATATTGCTCACTGATTCCATTGCTACGATTTCGTGCTCTGTTGTGAGCTGATAATCTACAGGCCATGCGTGAAGTAAATAAGGCTCACTAAAACAAACAGTTCGGTCATAGCCACCAGCCATAATTCCGTTAGGCATTAGGGTTAAAAACCGTAGCTTTTTGTTAGGCATTTCGTATTTTTCACTTTCCAACGGGAACCCAAGATCATCGGCTGACTTATCATCCACAAACGTATTTTGTGAAATCGGAATTTCCCCAACCAGATAGAAGTCAGAAACACCACCCTCTGTTGACGTTCTATAGATTCGACGTTTAGTGATATTGCCGGATAAAGCACCTTCACTGTGAAATATCAGCGTAACCGTACTCTCTGGGAACTTAATTTCAGCTTGATTGCTGATCGGAGATTGCGCCCCTTCCTCTTCTTGTTCGCTAACAAGCGTGTAGACATAAAAACGAGTTTCGTCGTCAGTTGCTTCGTCTTCTTCTGGTAGAGGATCTGGAGCATTTACTTTTGCTGTCACGCCATGCTCTGGCGCTGGCACTCCTAATGGATAAGAGTCAACGGGAAGATCACCAACACCATTAAATATCTGGTTATTGGTAACGCGAACTCCGGTATCACTTGTAAAATAAACACGGTTCCAAGGGTCACCAACAATTGGCGACACAACCACATCAACATCAGTTTTCCACTTGAACCACCAATCTAAAAACTTATAAACCGTTTTATGGCTTTCCGTTAAGCCTTCAGTAGTGTCCTTCAAGCCAAGGTAAGGCTGAAGGTTTCCAACCGGAAACTGACAATCTACCGCTTTTGTGGCGTATTCATTTGGTAGGAGTCTCGGCGTCTGTTTTGGCCGTTCTCCAAAGAAAGTAGCGACGTTAATTCTAGGCATTATTTACCTGCTCTCTCTTTGTAATCAGCAACGGCTTTCAATCCGGCAACATCAGCCTGTAGAGCGCTGATATCTTGGCGAATATCTTTTACATCAGTGCCAATGTTTTGCTGAGTCGTCTCGATACTGTTCAAGCGATAATTCATCACATAGCCAGTCCCAACTATCGAAGCACACAACATCACAACGCCTAGTGGATTGTTGTTTAGTAACTTCTCTAACATCTTTCGCCCCTTTCAATTCGGGGCACTTTCGCACCCCGTCATAAACTGCAATGCTTGACCAATAATAACTCGAAATAAAAACACTTTCTCGATTGAAAACAAAAATCACCAATCGAGAATCTTAGGCTTCTAAAAATTCGAATGGAGTTTGCATATCCCCCTCTGTCCAAGTGGCATATTGATTAAATAGCTTTTCCAATCGAATCGCATAAGCATCTTTAATTTGTTGGATTTGATTGTACGTCAGTCTTACAGGTTCATTATTTGCTGCAATCCAGACCGTCTCTTTATCCAGCATATTATTGCGCTCTGCATACCATAGCGTTTCATCCATGTTGTTCCGGTCAACTTGGCGAACTTGGAACTCATATCCATGAATAAAGATGTTTGATAGTTTTATTTCATCTCGCAAAGCTTGCGCCTTGTTCCGATGAAACTCCGCGATCACATTGTCAGGCTTTCTCTCGACAACTGGCGTCTTGGTAACAGTAAACTCTTCATCATTGACCAAATAATCGTATTCACCATTATGAGTGTAATAATTAGCGTCGTATGACACTTCAATCACTTCATAAACGGCGCGGCGATTTTGCATATCGATCACTGGCCGCGCTGGTGGCAACGTGGCAACTTCTTCACCATCTTCGCCAATAGTGATTTCAGGAACAAAGTTCTCTACATCCACCAGCCATTGAAGATACTGATCGTGGTTTACTTGAAAATCTTCCCAAGCAATTGCTCGTTCAAGCTCTGGCTTAACAACTTGCTCCCAAGACTTACGCTCACCGCGTCTTTGGTTTACATCATGAAAAGTAATCTCTTCAGGCTTATTAAGAACAATGACCGTGTATTGCTCGGTTATAGGGGAAGGTTCCTCCCCCTCTGTGTAGCCAATCACTCGTTCTCGAATATCTTCAGCATAGTAATGCCGGATATTCTCATCAATATCGGTTAAGGCCGTGTAGTCGGTATCAATGATCATAAATCCACCCCACTGACTTGAGAACCAGCACGAGCTTTATTCTTTGTGTAACCGTATGGAATTGCCAGCTCATGCGTACCATATAGACAAGTATCGCCATTGAGGTTTATGAATGTTCCAATACCATCAATGATTCGAATTGTTGAATCGTCGCCCCAACCGTCACCTGTATATAGTTGAATTGTACTTACTGCATTTGAAGACTTACTTTTTATCACATTGTTTGCGTCAACATAGTAAGCGGTATAGTCCACTGGAATACTAGCCTCATTACCATTCCAAATAACGAGTCTGCCATTCAATGCACTTCCAGCAACGTTAACAAGATAAATAGCACCACGCTTACGAAGCATTTGAGCACCAGTGTCAACAATTGGATTGGTGAACAGCTTGTAAACCAACTCATTCCAAGCAAAGTTCAATGAACACTGTTGGTTATCTGCTGTTTGATACCATAGAGCTTTAACACCATTACTATTATTGCTAGGAGCTGTAATAGTCAAAGGGCTGTGAGCTGGCTTACGGCCTACTGAGTCATCAACAATATGCGATGCGGAATGAATGCTAACTCTAGACAAAGTAAACTGATAAGCTAAGTCGTCTGTCTTGTCGCTTACGCCAACCTTTCCAGTCAAAGACTCTTGAAGCAATACACCCCAATCTTTATCTCTACCATAACCACTTGTAGCCCAAACGTTACCAACACCTTCATAAGCATTCAGGACTTTCTTTTTAACAGAACTCTTAGCCTGTTTAGCAAATGCTGTGTATTCCCAAATCTCTACCCGACCTGTTGGCTGTAGTGAACTAGCTACAAAAGTATTCTTAGCTGAATCCCACGCAGGTGAATCAGAACCCCAAGCTGTACCAAGATTGTCTGTGTATCTACGTGCAACAGCACCAAGTACATTCTTTCTTGTACCTACAATAGTATTGTAATTAGTATGGAACTTAGGATTCCAAGAGCCAATCCAACCATTAGCTAATGATGGAGTAGTAAGGATATTAGCAGGAGAACCAATCACATCCTGTTGGAAGAAGTTACCTGATGCAGGGATGTTGGTATAAAGATTAGCAATCTCTGAACCTTGTGCTCCTGTCGTAACATATGGTGCGTTAGGTGAACCGATAAAATACAAGTCTGTATAAGTACCTGCTGGAGCACCTTCCGAAGCTAAAGAAGTATAGATGCGTGATACACCTGCTTCGTCTTGGATAAATGAAGTTACTTTCCATAAACCACCAGTTTTAGCATCATAAATAAAACCAAGTCTTGGTGTATTTAAATCATTATGTGGTGTGTTATCTGCACGTCCTTTCCCAACAGTGATAGTTAGACCAACATCAGTTACGCTAGCGCAATCAAAACGACGATAGTTATTAACAGAGAAACCAGTAGTAGCTGTACCAATTCGATATACCTTTGAACCGTACAATGTCTCTTCACCACGGTAAGAACCATTAACTACTTTCTGGAAGATCTTGGAAGCTTCTTCTTTGCTACTCATATCCTTAGCAGGAGTACGGTAGTCAATTACACCACCTTGACCACTTGCGTAGATAGCATCGTATAAACGGTCATCACTACGACCAGAGGGTTTGGTACTAATTGAGCCAATGAAGCCTGTCTCCAAGCTTGAACCTGCAATACTATTATGAACATCTCCGTTATTGTAACCACGGAAACAATCTAAAGTAGAAGTAACACCTCCAATGGTAGATGAGCCACCAAACTCGTACCAGAAGTATGCACCTGTAACTGTGGAGGAACCCCCGCTTGCTGCCGCAAATGCACGAGTACCCATAGGGTTAAAGCTAGGATGGTAAGCACCTTGGTTCAGTCTAGGAACTACACCACATACTAGGAAGTAACATTCTCTGTTAACGCCTTCACCGAGATTACTTTGAGTTGTTAAGCTAAAAACACCTTTATTCGGCCTGTCGTTATAAGCAACCCAATCTGTTGGAGAATACCAACCATCAGCACCAGTTTCACAAAAGGCAGTAGAAGAATCCAAAGAACCTTGCGCACGCACACGACGGCCTGAAACTGTAGCATTTGAGTCAGCCCATCGAAAAATACCATTAGCTTCACGAATGTTTGGATTAGTACGGAACCACTTACCATTACCAGCACCAGCAATAGTACGTTGACGCACACGCCATTGAACAAGTCGGCCATCATCAAGTAAATAAATGTTGTGATCAGGATTAGAGACTAAAGCTCTCTTTTGATCATCAGTTGCAGCCCAAAAATCAACGCCTTTACCCTTCGAGGTTGTATCTCCATCGAATACCGAATAGTAGGTAATAGGACGATTCGATTCTTTTGTTGCAATCCCTTCGATGCTTGTTAGTTTTGACTGAATACAACCATAAGGGTAAACAAATGGATTCGCCTTGCTGATTTCTTCTAAGAAGTACTCAAAACCAAACATATCTACACGGTTGATTACTACTTCTTCTGTCACTGGTTTGACTGAAACATTGGATACCACCGTTGTCCCAGCAACAGCACCACCTTGAAAATTAAATGATAGGATGGCTACACCATTCGATTTAGCACGTCGAGTAAAGTAACCAGCATTTGGGAAAACTTCATTTGTACCATCAGGTAAATAAACACGTAGTGGGTTCTTGCCTGTATCAGGAACATAGAAACTTACGTCATAATATGCATCCTTAACAGGTCTAAAATCAAACTTAGCATAGGATGCTGTTGCACCTGAGCTACCGATTGTCAAAACACCTTGAGAAATGGATGTTAAGTTGCCAGCAATAGACCAACCAGACAAATCTGATGTTCGAAAATCACCGTTCTTAACTAAACCCTCAAAAGCACGAGCAACAGCTTCATTAACTGAACTAGCAACATCACCATACTTAGGGTCCACATCCTTAGTTAGGTCTAGGGTAGCTTTGCCTGAACCACGACAATTACCAGTGGAGTCATAAACAACTGTACCATTAGGAGCTTCAGGGAATTTGAACGGGCTTTGAACATTATCAGGAGAACCATTATTGCTAATGATTTTAGTGATAAACCCTGCAATATGTGTTTGTGCAAAATCAGTTTTAGAAGTACCAGAGTTAGTAGATTTCTTTGAACGTCCTAGTACAAGAGAGCCTGACGTATCAGACTGCCACAATCCTTCGTTAATGGCGTGTCTAGTTGCATCTGCTAATTGCAGACCATAATGAACAAAACCACTAGCAGCAAACTCATTAGAAGCTAATGCTCTTTGAGCTTTCATGTTTGCTTCGCTTTGGCAATAGATTTGCCAACCAACATAACTACCGGATTTAATCTCTTCCGCTACTTGCTTTGTTTCATTCGCTAAGGCTTCAGTTTGCGTTTTCAGGGCTTGAGAATCGGTCTTGCTTTGTGCTGCGCTTGTAGCTGAAGCAGCCGCTTGAGTAGCCTTTTGCGTTGCCGTTGATGCAGCTTGTTCGGCGCTCTGTTTTAGTGAATTCATTTCACTAATTGCTGTGGTTGATTGCTGCGAAATAGCTGCTTTTTCTGTGGTGGCTAATTCCGTAATTTCAGTTTTGCTTGTACTAACTAAGGTGTTAATTTCACTCTTACTCGTTGTAGTAAGAGTTGTAATATCTTTTTTGCTCTGAGTGGCAAGCGCAGTGATCTCCTGCTTGCTAGTGCTCGTTAAAGCTGTGATTTCACCCTTAACGGTAGTCGCTTGCGTATCAATAGCCTTACTAATAGCAGTAGCCTTAGCATCAATTTCAGTTTTTGATGTACTTACAAACTGCTCAATATCTGTTTTGGTTTCGTGAACTTCTCCAGCTTGCGCGTACACATCGTTTTTAGCCTTGTTAACCAAAGCCAGAGTATCCGACGCATCAAGAGCATAGCTCTTAGCTGAATACATACCTGGCTCAACCTCCACACCTTGGGCGGCGTTCGAGTATTTGCGAATTAGGCTTAACGCTGCATCGGTACTAACAAGGTCATCCTTAATGCTTTCCGACTGATCGATTAGCTTTGTAATGTCAGATACCAATGTTTGAAGTGGCACAACCTCAATAGTTGAGCCGTCATCGGTATGAATTAGAACCTTATCAGCCGTCGATGTGTAATAACCTCTAAGATCATCAATCAACACTTGTTTTGAGTTAATTGCAGAGGCAACCATAGCAGCCACACGAGTTGCAATAGTAACTGAGGTATTTCGGATAATCGCATACTCACCATTTGCTGGTGGAACACCATTAAATGCTCTGAACAGTGATAAATGTTCGTTATCGGTGATCGACTCAACCTCATAAATACCACCAGCAATCAACATAATGTCACCAGCTAGCGGCTTGTTTCCGGCATCCATCCATAACGTACCAACGCCTACAACCTCTTTTGAGCCGTCAGTTACAGTTACCGTACCTCTTCGATACCAGCTACTTGTCATTGTTCTTTACTCCAATTAATTAGCGTGGTTGGTTTTTGATATCTGCGCTTTTTTGTTGAACGATAGTGTCTGCTTGGCTCTTGTCACCAAGCATGATTCTAAATGCGTTGAGCGCTGTACTTGCTCGCGCTGCGTTTGCTGTAAACTCTGCATCTTCACTAAATGCTCGATAAACAAGCCATTCAATGATCGCGTTGTCATACACTGGGTTAAGCTCGCACTTAGTATCTGAGTCATAATCGGCGGTTGTTACTGGTGTCGGCACTTTTGCAAACACGCACTCAATGGTTGTTCCAGCTTCAACTGGCGGGTACATATAAAAAGTGTTTGGATTTCGGTCATCATAGAGCCAAGCCTTGGCCGCTTGCGCAAGAGGTTCAGTGCGCCACTCTGGTCGGTAATCATCAAGCATTTTGAGATTTACATTTCCAGAAATAGCCGCGCCCCCTTTATTTCGAACCACATCAACTACAAAGCGAGCGTTAGACGGAATTGTCTGAGTTGAACCCTCAACACAAACAAAGTCCTCATTGGCCGTTAGTGCGTCTGGTCGGATAGACAAAATAGCTCGAATTGCCGAGTTAAACGCATCAGCCCAAAAAGCCTTATCCCATCGAATCATCGTTTTATCGACTACAAGGCGAGCTGCTTCATCAATCAGTTGTTTGACCGGAGTGTTATTTGCTGACATATACACCTCTAGTAAAAATTGTGCTTACGCACTTTGTTTTTGAATGAGTTGAAGTTGTCTTTGCTTAGTCGGTAAGCGCGGCGATAACCCTCGATAAATTCTCGCTCGTACATCAATGCGAGATCAGGGTTAAACCAATTTGTGCCAACCTGTAGTCGGAGTCGGTAAGCAGCGCCAGCCGCTAGAGCTTCGCCGTAGTTTTCAACTAGGTATGAATTAAGGTTGTTCTCATCGAAATTTAGCTTTGGTTTTAGTACCGCCGTAACGGTCACCGCATCAAAGTCATTCGTGAATGTGAACTCGTTGGTTACAGGATCAAAAACGTAGTCGTCGTTGACGTAAAGCGGAGAACCGCAATTACTCACTACGCTGTCAATTTTTAGAATTGCTGAATCGGTAGGAATACCAGCAACCGGAATTTGCACACCAGACACAACGGCGGTCAATTTGACCTTTGTTTTTAGGAACTCTGATTTCTCGCAAAACTCGCGGTAAGAGTCGCGCAAGGCGTCATCCATCATGATATCGACAACGCCAGCGCAACGCTGGCGCACTAACCGATATAAATCAGATAGTGCGCTCATCATTAAGCCTCTGGAATACCGTGTTTAGCGTGTAGCTTGTCACGCACTGCCATGCGTAGAGCTGACGCATGTGTTTCGCCTTCTGGAACTTCCAACGCTAGCGGATCAATTGGAAGCTCTTCTGCTAGGATAACGGTTTCAAGTTTCGCCTTGGTGTATTTGGAAATGTTGACGACTTCACCATCAACCATAACGAGCCAAGTGTTTGCTTTCTCTTCTTCAGCTTTTAGTTGCGCCGCTCGTTCCGCTAGTTGCTGACGCTTTTGCTCTTCAGCTTGTAGGCTCTCGATTAGAGACTGAGCACTTTCAGGAGTAGCAAAACAAGATTTGATTTGCAGTAATCGGTGCGCCACTTGTTCCGGTACGCTGGTTGGTTCGCCACGGTTAAAGTAGTAGTCACGGCCAAGCGTGTTTACTTTTTTAATTGGCTTTTCACCGATCCAAACAATTTTCTTTTCTGCTGTCATAGTCAATACCCTTATGTGTATTCGATGTGTTGAGCTGCGGCCATTGCCACGGAACATATAAAAAAGGCCAGCCAATTATCTGACTGGCCTGTTTTTCAACAGAGTGGACTATCTTAGATAGTGCCGACTGAAGTGGTGTAAATCGCTAGACGGATCTTATCTTCCGTAACTGCGGCACCTGCGAACGTTAGAACAAGACACTTATCTTTTTCAGCAACATCTTCTGACGGGAAGTATCCAGCCGCATCAGACGACAACGCACCTTTCGGAACTTCCGTGGCCGTACCGATCACATCTTCTAACTTGGTGCCAACTTGAGGCTCGTGAATACCATCACCTAACAAGGCTTCGTTCAGAGTAGCCTTAGCAGTTAAGCTTGCTACTGCTTCGCCTTTGGTAAGGATCTTCACTTCCACCAGCTTCACGCCAGCCTCAAGGCTTGCTGCGATAACTGAGTCACCATCAGCAAGCGCCGGAACTTCAGCGAACATCACTGAAAGGTTACCGTGAGTACCGTTATAGACGTTTTGCTTAACGGCTGGTGATACTTTAACTGCCATTGCAATTCTCCTTTGATTCCGATGAATAAAGGCTGGCTCGATAGCCAGCCAGTCACTTATTACTTAGATAAACCGCCAACGGCTGTATCTAGCACCATTACGCCGTAGTCATTGATTCGGCCATTCTTCTCTTGGAAGCGAACTTTCTTAACGCCGCTCATCCAAGCGATAGAAGTTTCACGACCGTTGCCGTGGTCAACCTTCTCGGTGTGCATAGAGAACTGAGCACCGCTTGACGATTTACCGTAAGCAACTGCTAGCGCTTGGCCGCCAAGTAGGATTGCGCGGTCAATTACGGTAGTTGCTTCAACTTCAGTTTCAGTACCGTTGCCGCTTGCTGCGCCAACTTTCACTTTAGAGCCAGCATTGAAACGTACTGGTTTGCGGTATTGACGAACCAAGATGTTGCGCCACATTAGGCGGTCACCTTGGAATAGTGGATGCTTAAAGCCTTGCGAACGGTTAACCGCGTTCGCGATCAGCTCTTGCACTTTGCCAGCGCCTTGAACGTCAGCCCATAGGTCAGCCCATTGGCGTGGAGTAACAAATAGGACGTAGAAAGGCGATTCACCGTAAAGCTCATCTGCTTCGAAGCGGATAGGCTTGATTGGATGTGCCATTTCTTCTAGGTAAAGCGCAATTTCATCGATCTTCGCTAGGGTTAGCGTGTCGGCTGCCGAGATCTCTGCAACACCTGTTGCGTCACCACCGAAGAAGTGACGATCCGCTGTAGGAGCGGTAACAGGGTTAACCATGATTTCACCAAACATTGGATGATCCGCAGTTGGAACAATCATATCGGAAGGCATGAAGTCACCACGCGCACCAGCTACGTGATACGTTGCGATTTCATCTTGTAGATCGTTGAAGTAGTTACCAAGCATTGTACGAGCTACTTGAAGTAGGTTTTGCTTGGTGCGTTGTTGAGCCATCTTACCGCCTGAATCGACGTTATGACGGCCTTGGTTAATGACTAATTCAAACTCAACTTTTGATAGAGACTCGCCACGACCTTCGATTTTTTTATCGCCCATCGTTGGCATACCGCCCAAGTTGTGGAACAAATCCATTTCAACTGTGTCACCAGCCTGTTTTGTAAGGTCGGTGATCATTACAACTGGCGCACCAGCTTCAGTTTGAGTTTTGTTTCGGTTGCGGTCTGCTGGCACTGCCTTTGGAGCTTTACCAGTTAGCATGTTTACAAAAGTGTTTTGGCGGCGCGTATGAGTAAACAGCGCGGCACCAAACGCTTTAGCAGCTTGAGCTTTAGTGATAGTAGTCATTATGAAATCCTCGACTAATCTAGAGCTATCACCGCTTGAGCTAGGAACTCTTCAACCTTCTCTGGCGACATATTGGCAAGTGATTGCTCAAGCGCTAGTGCGTCTTGATTCAACAATGCCTGATTAGCTGCCGCCGTAGTGTCCAGTGAAGAACCACCTAGACTAGACGGTGAATTAGGTACAACGGTTTGTTTTTCTGCCGTTTGTTGAGGTTGCTGCTGGCCTTGCTCGGCTTGTTTCTGTGCCTTTTCAGCATCAATTGACGCTTGAACCGGATCACCGAAAGCGGCCTTCACTCGGCGTTGCACTTCTGCAAAGCGTTCTTTTAGTGGCATGGCTTGGAACGCTGGATCATTCTTGAGCTTGTTGTCGATAACTAGGGCCATATCCCAACGGTCACGGTCACTCGATTCCCAAGTGCGAAGTTCTGTTAGTTCGTCAGCGTTTAGCGCGTTAGTAACTTCGTTAACTCCGTCATTGGCTTCTTGTTGAGTGGTCGCAGCCTTACTTTGAAAACGCTTAACTAGCGCCGTTAGTAAATTTGCTGCCGTTTCTGGCAACTCATCACGCAGCGCATTGAGTGCATTTTCATCGTTCAGCAATTCTTCAGGTAGCTTTTCAGGCGTAATGCCAGCTTCTTCTAATTGCTTGGTGTATAGCTGTAGTTTTTCCTTGGCGGTTGTAGCTTCACTTAACTGTTGCTCTAGCTCCTGCATACGGCTTGACGCTTCGCTCGCCTGATTGCGAGCCTTTTCTAGAACTGCATAAGGAATCGTATGTTTACCGTCCTTACTTGCTACCGCTGCATTGTCTGGATCAACTTCAATGTAGAGCTTGCCGTCAATCTCTCGAACCCCAATGCTATCTTTGGCCGCATTCGTTTTAGGCTCTTGGCCCTGTTCTGATTTATCTAGGTTGGCGTCACCTTTTGGCTGAGTAGTGTCAATAACACTTGGTAGTGCCTCATCTTCCTCGCCTACGCCCATTTCGTTATCAGTCGAATGGTTGTCTTGGTCATTTTCACCGCTGAGAACGCCCAAATCGTCATCTAGGTCAATTTCATCTAGCAGTGCGTCAATGTCTTCGACGTTGCCAGTTAATAGTGCTTGGTCAAGTTCTATAGTCATAATCCCCTCATGTGCGCTTATCGCTGCGCTTGCGTTTGGTTTGTGCTTATCGCCGCACTTGCGAACAAGAAAGCCAGCTAACGCAATCGCGCTAACTGGCTTTTTTATGTTCTCGTGTTGCGTTAGTTTTTCGCCGCACACTCAATTTGCTGATAAATGTACCACAAATTTACGAATGCAAACCAAAAATTAACGCTCGATGATTATCTAGGTGTAACGAGTCTCACCTGATTTAGTAAACAACAGGATTGCATTCTCTGGTGCATCTTCTGGTAAGTTGAACACATCCAAGTGCAACCAGCTCACACCTTCTTCCATTCTCGTTAGATAAGGGAATCGGTCTTTGTGTTTAATAATCAAATCACGCAACTCTTGAGCCGTGTAATGATTACTAATTAAATCAACAGCTTGCCCTCTTCCATGCGCAGAGAATGGAGTGAAATGTTTGTCACTCGCAAGTCGCAAACCTGAGTAACCACGAGATCCACCAGCTTTCCAGTTGTTACAGATAAGCGCCGCTTTCTTCGGATCGATTTCACTAAGCAGCGTTCGCAGCTCATCAATGGTGATCAGCAATCGAGCATCCATACCAAGCATGGCCTTTTCACCACGCGCCTGATAAGCAGCTTTGCTCACAAGTTCCCAAGTCTTGAACCATTTAGGTCGATAGCTTCTTAGTCGTTTGTCATACATGGCTTTTCTCTCCAAACAATTACGTCTTATGCGCTCATCTTTCTGTAAGCTTCTAGCTTGCAGATCTCTTCGAATGTGTTGTTAAAACTCACTTGTCGGCCAATCTGGTCACGCCAGTTTTCAGGGTCGATACAAGTTGCTGGTTTACCAACAACAACCTAGCTCTTCCATCATTTCTTGAATTTCAGTATTCGGCTTAAACTCGGCTGGTAATTTCATTTACTTACTTCCCCCACTTCATAAACTTCATTGGTTGCTTTGTTCGACCTAAGCCCTGCATCATCGTTGAGCCTAGCCAAAACACGATAGCCGTTGAGAACGCGCCCATTACCTGACCTGCGATCATGATAATTAGTTGCTCGTATGATTTTGGAACCGTCCACCAAAACAATGAGCAAAACATACCTGACACCATGACACACAAGATCAGAGTTAACGCTGAAGGCATCCAGTGATCGCCGTGTGCGTCTCTCGCGTCTTGTGTGTCTGTTAGCTGCATAGATAACTGGTTAAGCGCCATTTCTTGCAACTTAACTGCGTGTTGATTCTGAAACTCAATAATCTTTGTTAGAGCTTCAGGGTTTTCTATCAGCTCTTTGATAACGGCGTCCGGTGTATCTTTGACACCAAGAACGCCAGCGATCAGAGTACCTATTGTTTTACCAGTGGCACCGCCAAGTAATGAACCAACCAAAGGGGCGGATTCGCCCACAATGTTTTTAACTTGTTCCCACACTTCTAGTTACCTCTTACATTTAGATTTGAAGGTTTAGCAATTGCTGGTCGATGTTCGCTAATATTGCATTAACTGTGCTATCTGCTTGTGCTTTGACTTCTGCGACCTCCTGTAAAACTTTCGCAGTTTCGGCCTCAACCTTGTTGTCTTTAACGTCTTGGCTTTCTGCATCACGTTGTAGTTTGGCAATCTTGGCCTGTAGTTCTTCAACCTTGGCCGCGCCTAAAGCAACCTCGTTTTGTAGCTGCTGCATTTGAATTTCAGCCATTTCTTGCTGCTTGCGTTGTTCTTCCTGCATAGCTGCTTGTTCTTCTGGCGTCATATCTTCCGGCGCTTTTGGAATGTTTAGAGTTTGTCTGATACGGTTCAGGATCTCTTGCTTGTTAGGTACATCCATTAACTCGACAACCATATCTAGCGTTGCCATTTGAATTTGTGGTGGCAACTGAGCAACTAGCGCGGTTAGTTGTTGAGCCATTTGAGCGCGGAATGTGGCAGTTTGCTGGATTGGAGCTTGAGCGATATGACCTTTCCAACGCTTAACGTCGTTGGTCACTGTGCCGTCGTCATTGGTCACGTTTAGGTGAATGACTTTTCGCTTATGGGCGTCTTGCTTGTTGATAGTTACAGCGATATTGCTTTGCTTCGCTAGGTCTTCGATTAGATAGGCCATTAACAGATCAGCAACTCGTGTTCTCGAATAGTGATAGTTGTCATTGATCTCTGCTAGCGTAGTCGCGCCTTGTTCCACTAGAGAGTTAATAGCTACTCCGCTGGTGGCTGAAGAGTCTTGGCCCAACATTGCATTGTAGATACCAGCAACGTCTTGGATTTGCTTCATTGAGTCCTGCATAACAGTAAACTGCTGACTCGCAATATTGAAATCTTGCTGAATCTGGATAGCTTCACTGATTGATTTCTTGTTCTTGCGATCAGGGTTTAACTCAATGTAACCATCTGCGCGTTCGACCTCTTCGAGCAAGTCTTCGCGGCTCATATTGGTTGCGTCTTGGTCTGCAATGACACGTTTAGCTTGTAGCAGCCACGTAAGCTTCATACGACGATAGTTGATCTCATCTTGAGCACTAATCATTCGGCTTACAACACCATAAGGTTGGCCGGATTTATCCATTCGATAACCGAAGAACGGAACAATTGGAAAATATCCGCTCGGTGCAACTGATTTACGATCAATGATTCTATGAATACCAACAAACCACGCTTCGCGTACTGCTGACCATGTAGCAATTCGTGGTTTAAATGTACCCATTTTTACGCCAACGGCTTGAGCGATATTATTTGGATTGTATTCAACTGTTCGGCCATTCTTTAGGTCGATGACATAACCGCGTCTAAATGTACGGTAGTAGATAACCTGTAAGCAGATACGGCCACGCGCCTGATCTAACCATTCAGACGTATTTCGATCCCAACTCTCAAATTCATGGTAAGCAGCAAGCAAATCTTGGTCTTGCTCTTCGTAGCTTTCAAGGTTTGCAAAGTCTTCCCAATTATTCATTGCTTGGCGAATGATTTCGGCGTGTTCAGGGAAATGAGCAATAGCCTCGTCAACGTCTACCCAACGTTTACGCAGCAACCATCGAGCATCAGACAAGTCGGCCTCTTGAGCGTTCCAGTCCCACCACATTTCCTGACGGCGAACTGGCTTGATGTTGTAGCCACCACCATAGAAAGGATCGTCATTTCTGGTAACTTCTACCCAACCAATACCAGCTTTAATTTGTGAAGCGTAAGCGTCGGCATTAGCGCGATCAGCTCGTGCAAGTCGCCACGCATCTTTAAACTTCTCCTGAAGTGCATCGCGTAGCTCTTCGCCGTCATCGTCATCGGCTGTAAGTACAAGATCAGTTCGTGTTCTTGCTTCCATACCTAAAACGGCGTCAATAGCTGGCGCTATTAGGTTATTGATAATGATCGGTTGTCCACGTTCTTCGTAGACTTGTTTTACTTCCGGCGCTAGTTGGTTGCCGTCGTAGTAATCACAACACTTTTGCGCTGGGTCGCGCCAGTTTGGTTGTGCTTCCACGTTTGAGACTAATCGGCGTAATTGAGCAAGGTTAAAGCCCTTGCCGTCATGCTCCGCATGGTCTTCATTCCAAGCCATAAATTCTCCCCTCACTTAGTACGCCAATCGCTTGATCGCTTGGTGCGTGGCTGTAACTTGGTCATGGTTCTAGGCATTCGAACAACCATTTCTAGCGCAATCGCATAGCTCATCACTTGGTCATCAAATGCGCCTTCAATTGCGTTCATGCTTCCTTTGGAGTCATAAACGTAGGTATTCAGCTCTGTAACTGTCCCGATCCATCGAATGCCCGACGTATTATTGCGCAATTGCTCATTTAAGTTTGAAATAATTATCGGCTTGGATTTACGAGTGGTAAGCCAGCCTAATCGTCCTGTTTCTTCGTCCTCGTCTTCCTTGTCGTGGTGTTCTTCTTGGTAGATTCTGGATATTGGATAGATATCGCGTAGAACGTTTAAAACGGCGTGGCCGTGGTTGTTTCGTTCTGGCGCAGCGTAGGCCGCTCTACCGTTTTTACCTGCGTACATCTTGCCAATGATTGCGATAATCTTTGCAAACTGATCTGTGTCGATATGACCAAACCAATGAGCAACTTGATTGCCAGTTTCGTCCAGCACATCAATTGAACCTCTGTCCCCATGTTCCAGACCTTCCGCAACGTCAGCGCCAAGGGCGTAATCCTTTTCTGGATCAGGCAATTCCCAAATAAGCAAATAGCCCTGTAGTCCGTTCTGCATGTTCTCGCTTTTACCTTCACGGTTTACGCTATCTCGAACATCAAACATTGCTCCTGTCTCTGGATTAACGTCATAGACAAGCAACGGCTTGGAGCAAGCTGACTCCGCAGCCATACAGGAAGGAGCGCTAAATACACGACGGCCTGACGTTAAGAACGCCTCTTGTGGTGTACTTGGATACTCTTGTTTTGTGTACTCTTCGTAGTGGTTATAGGTTTCGACATACCACTGCTTTTGCTCATCCGTTAACGGTCTACCCAAGTGACGGATCACGAATGGCTCAATCGACTTAAAGTATTCAATAAAGTATTTGGATAGCTTCAATCCGCCTAATGGCAATGGTGAGTAATATCTAGGATGAGTGAACCAAGGAATGAATCTAAAGTGAAAGTCTTTAGCACCCAACTTCACTCCGCTATGTGCTCGTTCCTCGGCTTTCTTACACAACTCAAAAAAGAGTCCTGCCGCGCCTTCTGCCGTCGATTCAATAAAGAGTTTGCAACCTTCGTGAACAGTAGGCATCGAACCTGTTTGGATCTCTTTGGCCTTTTGTGGGTAACCTGCACAAATACGGCCCAACTCTGAAATATGTAGAAACTGCAACGTACCGGAACGGAATGACGTTGCAACACGGATTCGTGAACCATTGGAAAAACTGAGTCGGCCACCGTTAGCGCCACCAGCTCGTTGAACTACACGAATGCGAGAACGCAAGTAATTAGGCAAATTGTTATATGGAAAGACAACCTTTGTCTGGAAGATCGCGCCAGCACTTTCCAAATCCTGCGCGATAATACCTGCGGCATAGTTCTTATTGAATAAACACGAGTCCAGCGCGTACAAGTCGATAAAGGTACTAAAGCCCAACTGACGCGCTTTAAGAATCAATTCAAAGGTATGGGCTGTTTCAAAGAGATCTCTCTGAGCGTCACGCATTCGAAACGTGACAACGCGACCTTTATCATTCTCTATCTTGTAAAGGTTGTTTAAGCGCCATTCCTTACAGGTCATATAGTTCCTGAAGTAACGGCGCTTCTCTGGCCGTGAAAGCGCTTTGAATTGCTGATCGGTAAGCGCTGGCATAACTAGGTTTATGCCACGGCCATTAATAGAATCCTTATACGGCTGAATACCATCATTCATCATCGTTCAACACTCCACCTTTATCTTTGAAGCGCTGAATGATTTCATCGTCATCCAAATCTTGAACTTCATCTAGCAACATACCTAGATCATCATCGTCGCCTAGACCTTCACGTTGTTTCTGGTCGAGATCATGACGAGCAAGCGCAGCTTGAGCCTTAGCCTTGTCAGTATTCGCTTCGGCCAACGCAATGCCTTTGCGTTTAAGGTTGGTATCAACTTCGACCTGTGTGGTTTGAGCGATAACCTTGCTTATTGCTCGATTGGTTAATCGACGGTTCGCCATTTGGCCCTCTAAATACTCAAGCTTTCCGGTGTGGTGGCAAACCATGCCAAAACTCGACTCGATTCGTTTCTCAAGTCGGTCAATAAACTCCTGCTCTAGTTCTGTAGGTTTATCGCCACGTTCTTCCAGCTCTTTGAGGAAGTCAGCTAATTCATCTTTGTATTGCGTGTAGCACTCAAGCGCCTGAAGAGCGGCAAGCTTATGCACTTCTAACTTAAATTCGTCATCGACTTGATGAGAGTATTTAACTAGGTTGCCAAATGCTTTAGTCATCAAGCCATGCACGAAAGCGTTGCTATTTCCCTTTGGAGCGCCAGCGCCAGCTCGACGGCCACCATGTCCATTTTTGGCACTTGATTGATTCGCGGTTTTCTTGCGTTTGATTTTGGTTTTGGGCGGTGTGATCCCTTTGGGTTGTAATTTTTCGCCCTGAACTTCTTCGTTGTTCGCGTTCTGTTCGCTTGGTTTGTTCTCTTTTCTCTGTAACAGTTTGTTATTTAAGTATTTTCTTGCTGTGGAGTAGACTAAACCATTGCGAACACAAAACGTCTTAACGTCAACGCCAGTTTCTTCGTATTCGCTAAGGTATTGTTTTTTAATGCGTTCCCAATTAATTCTCGCCACTTCTCTAACTCCGAGTGTTCAATTGCGTCAACATATTATCACTGTTCAGTGTTCATTGTTTTCGTTCGATGATCAAAAGCACGTTCTAACCAGCCTCTAAGCTGGCCTAAGTTGTCCGATGCAATCTCAATAACAATCCAGCCTAAAAGCTGCGCTTCGTTCATCTTCTCTCTGTCGTTTGCAAAGCCAACGCCGCGAGTGTGACGCCCATTTGAATGAGTACCGCCGTGAACCTCCAAGGCAATCTTTAAGTCGGGCCAAGCGTAATCCATTCGCCATTTGCGAGTCGGATGAAATAGAACTTCAGTTTGATATGGTGGCAAGCCGATAAGGTTGCGCTGAACACGCGCATGTAGCTTCTGGTAAGCCTTGCTAATGTCCCTTTGCTGTTTGGTCGGTGTTTTGGCTTGGCTTTCGATAAAAGCCTTTCCTAAGTGTCTGACGGGGATATAAACGGCCATATCTGTTCTCACCTGTGAACTTTATGACACGAATGATAACAAAAAAGCCAGCATTAAAGCTGGCTTGTTTAGTTTAAATACATGTTCGAGGATTATTTTTTACCTTTAAATACACCTCGTTTACGAGCGATGAATGCACCCATAAAAAGAATGGCAAAGTATTCCACGGCTATTAAGATGCAATTGAACATTTCTTGAGTCATTGCTTCAGCGTTCATGCTAACAACCTCCCGAACAAATAGTTACTCTACATCTACATGGTTCATGTGGAACTCAATCAGATATTCCTCATCTTCTTGGTAGAACTGCAAAGAGTAGTCTGAGCGTTCGATACATTTGAATTTGCTGTTCTCTTCCATATCCGGCGCGTAAAAGTCGTATTTCTTGTTTAGGAATGCTTTCACTCTTTCTTTGCTAGAGAAGTAATTAGTATGCGTTGATAGCGGTTCACCTCGCTTAGTAGAAACGCGCACCACTTCATAGATAGTAATGCCTTGGCGGTATTCTGGACGCTCACACTCAAACACTTCTAGGCGGTTTTGCTTCCAAGCAAGGGCTTTGATTGCGTTACCCTTAACGGCTTCCAATGCTTCACGCGCTTCGTTCTCTGAATCCCAAGAACCACACCAGCAGTAAGCAATGTCTAAGCAATCTTGTTGGATTGGTGACGCTTCGTTGTAGAAGTTACAAACGGCCTTTGCAGTTGCCTCAACGCCAGATTTAGAAAGATTCATTAGTAGATTGCCTGTTTGCGCCACCAGCTCTTTAAGATCAGCAATAGCAGCAGTAGCCAGTTTGATTTGTTTTTCTTTTAAGTTGGTCATTTTGGTCATCCTCGTGTCGAAAGGTGCAATTTTGTTTGCATGTAAAATATAGCCCCGTTGTTTTCGTTTGTAAACAAAAAGACACGAACGAAAACAAAATATTTTTTGAGGATGATCAAAAAAGGCCGCTATTGCGACCTTTAGGCATAAAAAAACCGCCTCGAAAGGCGGCTTTTAATCATCAGTTTTATAAGAACCGGATGCAGTAGTCCACTAGGGTTTTCTGCAAATCTTGCTTATCACTAATCAAAACCATGGCGTAAACCGTATCTGTCGCATCGTCGTATTGATAGATAAGTTTGAACCCATCAAAACTAAACTGACGAAAGTGATACACTCCAAGCTGAGTTAGCTCATAACAAGCCGGATATATGGCCGGATTGCTCTCAACGTTCTGCTCGAACGTCTCAATCAAATTTTCAATTCTCTCTACTACGCTAGTGGAATCATTCCATTGTGAGTAGTAATCAATACGTTCTTCTGCTGTGTTAGCGAACGTTTCCGTATAAACAACATTGGCCATCTTATGGTCACCTTATGATTTCTTGGCGGCCAATCTCTCCTTAAACGAACTCGATGACATTGTGCGACCTTGGGCTACGTCCTTGCTACTGATTGCAACAAGCTTCATCAAGGCTACTGCTTGATCGCGCTTTAGTCGTTCTTCGTATGATTCCACCACATAAATCGGCTTACCGTTTTGTGTGATCGTCATCGCTTCATCCAGTGGGAGATCGGCTGCATTTTTCTTTAAGTAGCTTACCGTCTCAGTGCGCATGGTTCTTCCTTCATAAAAAATCATAGAACGCACCTAGATTTGGAGATATCAAAGTCTAGGTTCATTTGTTTGCGTTACTAACTATACACCAAAACCGAGATTAGTCCAAATTTAAACTAAATTTAGCTTACACCCAACTCAGATTGAACGATTAAGTGCTCTTTATGCTTATTAACCATAAAAACGCCTATTTGAAAGAGCTTTTGCAATAGGTATTGCACACTCATTTATGCCTTATTTTTGGTTATCACTGATGCTAATTAACTTCATTTGGATAAAAGTTTCCCTTACCGACAGTTATCCCAGGTAGTCGAAGTAAGCTTTTTTAAACTATCCGTCATTTTGTAATCCAATACCCATTACCTCTCATTAACCTATTGATTATCAATTGAACTGTAATTGGAAAGATTGCATTATAGGAGTATGGAAGACGGCTAAGATCCGTGTAGAAAGCGTTAGGCATCAGGAGAAATTATGATCATGGAAATACTGACGGCGATTCTCGTCGTTGTCACTGGGATTTACGCGTATTTGACATATAGAATGTCGAATATGAGTGAGCGTTCTGTACAAATGATGAAAGAACAAACAGAAGCGATGTCTCGTCCCTATTTGGTAGTTCAACCTATTGTAAGACCCCATACACCTTTCTTGTATTTAAAAATCTACAACAGTGGCAAGACACCCGCATTAAACGTAAAACTAGAACTTGATAAAGACTTTTATCAGTTTGATGAGTCTGATAAAAATTTGAGGGAAGCAAGCGCATTTTCATCTACTTTTGATAGTTTTGCGCCCAACCAAGAGTTGTTTTTTGCTCTTGGTCAAGGCTGGCTTATCTTTGGTGACTCAAAGCATTCATTACCTGAACAGTTTGTAGTCACTGCATCTTATAGCTATATGGACAAAGAAGTTGTTGAAAAAAGTCATATTGATCTACGCCCATTTGCACAAAGCGAAGGTGAAAGAAATCCTATCGTAGAAGAACTTGGAAAAATTAGAAAAGCTCAGGAAAAATTGGCAAAAAATGCCTAATAAAGCGTTTAAGGCGGATTCGCAACGCGTGGCATTTTTACTATGCGTTGTGTTTGGTGTTTAAGGTAGTATGCGGAGGCATCGGCATTGCGTTGCTCACACCTTAACAGGGCGTTAGGTATAAGGATGTATATGAAAAGCTTACAGAGTGTAATTTTATTAATATTTACAATGACATTTAGTTTAAGTGTGGCAGCTTTGCAATTGGCTGATGTAAAAAAGGGATGTGAGTTAGCCCATGAGAGCTTTAGCAAATCAGTCCCAAATGAAGTTGTTTATAGTGCAATATTTGAAGCTACAAATTTAACTGTAGATGATTTTACAACTTATTGTGTAGAGCTTGCGAAAACAACGTACCGAGGGTTAGATGATAAAACTATTGATATAGGAGGCGCAAATAAAGCGAGTGTGAATGACATTGTTGCTTTGGTTGGTAATGAAAGCAGTAGTGTAAGCTTATTTACAAGAAATGATCAGAGATGCTCACCGTCATCGAATCAACCGGGTAGTATGAATTGCTCGGCTGGATGTCTTAGTTATCATTTTTACAATACTGGTAAAGGTGTGTTTTTAGGCTTTTCTGCTGGCTTTAACATGTTGATACATTCAGCTCAATATAAATTGATGGGAAATAAAAACTCTCTTAATTATATAAAGGCATGCTCTGACATAAGACGAACGGATTCTAGTGCTATATGCGTGTTCAATATGTGTCCGTTGATACACAAAAACTACGTCAAATATCAACATTAGCAAATACCATACAAGTCTTTAAGAGGGATTCACAACGCTTGGCAGTTTGGGTTTGAATTAGCATAAGTGCTTACGGCACAATGGGTTAGTCTGGGTGGAATTCGTTTTTCACCCCTGAATACGGCGTTATGCGTATCTTAAGTATGGAGTGAATAATGAAGCTAGATTACGAATTAATCAATGAAATTTTAACTAAATTTGTTGAATCAGAACAAAGTACAGTCGACGTTGATTATTTTACTGATCTCTATGAAAAAGACTCACAGCAGTTAGCTCACCACCTAATCATAATGGAAGAGAAGCGCCTTATAACTGGTGCGTCGTCTCATGGGAAATTAGGCATTGATTTAGAATATTCTAATGGGAAAGATGTTTACGAATTTACTTCTGGCATGCCATGGCGAATAACTTCCGAAGGGTATGACTTTGCAGCTGCATTAAATAAACCCAATGTTCTAAGGGTAATTAAGGAAAAATTTCAAAAAGAAGGTCTATCAGCTGTAATCGAAATTTCTAAAAAAATTGCAATTAAGCAAGCAGAAAAGTTGCTAGATGAATAATACGCATACAAAACGTTTAAGAGCGATTCGCAACGCGTGGCATTTTTACTATGCGTTGAATTTATTGATTAAGGTGGTTTGCGGAAGCGTCAGTATTGCGTCGCTCACACCTTAACAGGGAGTTAGAGCTTAGGAGAAGAAATGGACTACCAATTAGCTAAAATCTACCCCAAGGACATTCTAGACTCTATGGGGATATCTGAGATTGTCGAAGTTCCCATTGCTCCTGAAATAGATAGCAAAAAATTGAGCTGCTATAACAATGTTCGCCAGTACCTCAAGAAACACGATGGGAAAATTCAGTTTGGGTGGACATTTTCCCAACTTGGTAACATTGCTTATAAATGTAATGCACATGTAGTTGTTCGGCGTTCAAGTGGTGACTACCTCTGTGTTACGCCTTCAGAGCATAAAGTTTCTATTATTAACTTTACACCTGATGACAATATTCCCAACCTAATTATTAATGAACGTCTACCAAGTGTCGCTTATCCGTTGGTTGACGATAAAGTAGTTCAGAAATACGTTAATCTGGAAAACCTTGCAAGTAAAATGCGGCTTGAAGGAAACATAATCGCTCTCCAGTATATTAACAATCAAAAGTATCTACTATCACAAAGATTGATAGAGGCATATAAGAAGTATGGCGAGCCATGAAGAACGCTCTAACAAATTGTTCAAGAGTGATTGCAACGCTTGGCATTTTGTCTATGCGTTGCGTTTATTGTTTAAGGTGGTATGCGGGAGCTTCGATATTGCGTTGCTCACACGTTAACACGGCGTGATATTATTGGAAGGTCGTGGTGGAACATCAATTTAAATTTCACATCGAAAGTCGCTTCACTTGATGTCCAGTATTAATGGTTACACAGTGTGACCATAGACTCGCTAAGTCTTCAGGGAAAGAACAGCGTACACACACGTATACACGGTATGTACGCTCTACATGCATTCTTTCACACGCAAATAGACATGGTTTTTACTGAATACTCAATCTCGGTGGCTGATATTACTATCGTTCCAACATGGAAAGTTTGTTTTCGATATCTTTGGCAATGACTTGCAGCTTGCTAGAAAGCCGTGATCGAATGATACACATAAGAATCTGCTTATCTTTTTTGTACCAAGTGTAAAGCGTATTACGGCCTCGCCCCGACTCGTCCTCAAGGTCGGCAACTGTTAAACCAAACTGCTTTAAATACTCCGCTAGATCGTATCCCATAGGCTCACACCGTCTTTAGATGCTCATTACACTCTTTAATAACGTCCACCAGCTTCTCTATCGTTAAAGAGCTGGCCGAACGCCCCTCAAATTCAGCAAATAACTCATGCAATACCATGCACTTTGTTTGCTGCTTTAGAAACTTTGCTTCGTCTAGCATTCGGGTAAGGCGCTTAATTGCCTCTGCCTTGCGAATAACTAACTGAACCGCGCTTAACTTAGGCGCACTCAAATAACCAATCACGGCACCTAAATCGCGCTCTAATTGCTTAATCTCGCTCACGCTCATCGGTTTTTGCCTCTTCTTCGATATATTCAGAAACAGTCTCGTTAAAGAACACAGTAAAATCCGCACGAAAATCACTAGGAACGTCGCAACCAAGCTCCATAACGTATTCGCAAGCTTCCGAGAACTTAGGGCAATCTGGATACATCAGAATGATTTTAGCCAGTTCAAAACACGTAATTTCTGCGTTCTTTTGACTGACGGCATGATTAACAAGCGATTGCCAAGCAATGTGATTCATCACTGAGTAATTGCAAAACTGCGGCTTAGTTTGAATGGCCGCTTTAACTAGAGTCGGCAACGTTCCGGTGCGCTCTGCAATTACGTTCGCCAGAATGGTTTTCATTGAGTCGCAATTTAAGTCAAACCATAGGGCGTCAAGCTCCGCTTGGTCGTTGTAGGCTAGTTGGACGTAAGCGCTTGCAAATTCTGGATTATCAAAACCAAGTACGTCTTGAAAAACAATGGTTGCTGCGTCAATGGTATTCACTACTTTCTCCTTAGCTGTCTTGCTTACTAACTTCGCCTAGTTCGGCCTCTTCCGGTGTAACTGCGTCGATAACAGTTATCTGGCCGGACTCTTCAAGCAACTTGCTTAGTCGGGCCACTTCTTCTTGTAGTTCTTTGATTTGGCTTTCTTGTTGCTTGGTTCGGAGTAAGTAGTAATTCGAGTTAGCGATACCAAAAGAAATGTTTTCCATAACGATGTTCGATACATCCTCATGGTCATGTAGAAGAGCCAAGGCTTTAGCCGCTGCTAAGGAACAAAGCTCACTAACGCTAACAGGTTGCAGCGTGTTGGCTTCCATCTGTTTAAGTAGTGATCTTGATTTCGAAAGAATCCCCTCTGCTAGTAGCTGTTCTTGCGTTGACAGTACAATCTCGCGTGTCATAGCTGGATATTTCCTCGTTGTTCTCGTAGATAGTGACAGACTTGTACGAACCGACTAGCTTGGCTAGCCGGATCATAAACTCATCAAGGTTTAAGCGTTTCGCATCAGTGAATACGATTTGACGAGCTTGAAGTAATTCGGATCTTTTCTGCTCCGTCGTCTTTTGATTCGTCGCTTTCATTGTGGTGTTCAGAATCCTTGCATTGGCAATCTTCACAATCGCACTCTGTAAGTTTCACGCTGCTCAAATCCACACCTGCCATCTTTGCAAGAGCAATAGCTGTTACCTTTGGAAGAAGTTGAGGCATAAGCTCTTTGATCACCTCGTTCAAAGCACAACCGATGTGATCAGCGAGATTATTGTTAACCGTAGGAAACTGTTCGTGTTTAATGCCTAGACCTACTCTTTCATCATCCTGAATCTCTGGATTAATGGTTAAGGCGATTTTAAAACCGTCCCTTTGCACAAACTCTTCAAGAAAGTTCATTAGTTCTGGTCGTGTTTTGCTGTTTAGCACTTTTTGGTCTGTCATTTGTTCATACCTATTTGTTGAATTAGCCACAAAGGGCTTAGAAGAAAGCCGCTCGTCATAAGCAGCGTTCCAATCAAAAAAATTATGGTCGATGTCTTACTTGTTAACTTTCGACTCATAGAATCATAGAACGACAACACCGAAATCATAAAAAGAGCGTGACCAACAGAGAAGATCACGAATCCAAACAAAACAACAATCAAGCCTATTTTCCCCTGTGTTTTGTCTGGTAATACCTTGCGTCACTTTGTGTTGCGCCATTGTGCCATAGCAATAATTTCTTTTGTTGGCGCTAGCTGGTGGCGGCCAAATGGGATTCTGTTTTGTCGCATTATCTCGATGACTTTAGGAACTAAGTGGATACTTAGCCCTACTACTCGGTAATGCTCAATCTGTGGAATTGCTCGGCCTAGCTCGAACGCTAGGTACTCAACTGCATCTTGCTCTGAGCAATGTCTATGGATAGAAAGGAGACGAATAGCTGCGTTAAATCCTATTGCCGCGATTTCATCTCTCGGTGAAATTTTGTTTTTGGTCATGTCAGTCATACCTTGCAATATTCATTGAACAAAAATAATTGTATTCGTTCGATGATTATACAAACAAACCTAAATATTGGAATTTATGTTTTCAAAAATGTTGCGTTGCTTCGCGTCCTCTCGCACCAACTCTTCAAAGCTCCATATTCCGGTAAGCTCTCCAATCTGATCGAGCGCTTCTAGTGGCAATTTAGACCACGCATATTCCACCAGCTCTAAATCTGTACCAACCTTGTTGAAGAATAATTGCTTGCGACTACCTAGCGGATCGTGTCGTACTGGTTCGCCTTCTGGTATTGGGTTGCCGCCAGTTGCGCCTCGATGGTGAACGGGACAAAGGCCATAACCAAAAAAGTGAGCTAGTGGCTTAACCGCACCTTTCTCACTCGAATGATGAAACTCAACGTATTCCAACGGTTCAGGCCAATCATTCGGGTGACCAAGCTTATCGCAAGCTATACAACCACAACGTTGAATCACGGCCTGTCCATAGATCTGTTCTGCCTTTGTCGGTTTGCGACCTTTCATTGCTCTTCTCCTGTTTTCTAGGCACAAAAAAAGCGCTGCATTCACTGAATGCAACGCTCTAACTCAAAAGCGATACTCTAAAGCGTCACTGTTAACGCCTCGGCTTGTTCTTTTAGATCTTCAATCATGGCTCTTGGATAGGAACCAAGCTCCTGAATGTTGATAGGCAGTAACGTATCTGCGTCAACTCCTAAGTGATCGGCTATAGCGGCCATTATTTTCTTAGTTGAGTAAGGCTTCATTCTCTGGCTCAAAGCAACTTGCTGATAGCCAGCTTGCGCAAACACGCCTTTTTTGTAGTAGTGATAAGTGATCAGGTAGTAGGTTAATACTTGGTTCGGATTACTCATCTAATGCGTTCCCCTAAATAACTGCTAATGTCTCTTGGTATTTTTTGAATAGTTCTAACACTCGCCCTTTGGCCGCAAATCGCCCTAACTGTCCACCAGCAAACCATAATCCGGTATCTGATAGTGAGAGAAGTTGAATTTCTTTCTTGAGCGCGGCTTTAAAGTCCTCAATGAGCACCATCTTAGTGAGAACGGGGAACGTCCCACTATTCACTGTGATTGGTCTAGTTGGAACGTCATAAGCTTCCACTAGCTCTTTAGCCTTTTGATTGGATAGCCCGTAGTGAATACCCAAACCGGAAACAATCGCATATCCAGCCGGAATAAAATTGCGCTCTAACTCGTCAATTCGTCGATGAGCGTCGTTGGCCGTTTCAATGGCCTGTTTGGTCTGCTTCTCCTGTTCAACTAGAGCCTTTGCTTGCTCAAGTAACCATTCCGCGCTTGTTCGCGGCTGTTCGGTCAATGAATAGGAGCCATGCTTTCGAATGTTTGGTAACACTTCGTGAGTGATCCAACGCTGAAACGGCTTACCCTTTGGCGCTTGGCTGGAAAGAATCAAGTCATACATACCAGCCTCGTTTATTACCGTAAGCCGTTGATTTAACTCTAACGTCGAGCAGCTCGACGTTGGAAATTCGGCCATTAATTGCTTTAGCGGCTTCTTATCTTGTTCTGAAACATACCGATTAACCGCATCACGAGCGTTCACAAGGCCAAGCATTGCGCCGACCTCGTTCCCGATAAACCAAGGATCGTTATCCATATCAATGATGACGGTCAGATCCCCAAAAATAGGTTTGTTGAATTTGGTTATGTTCATCAACGTAATTCCTTAAAACATGGTTCTTTTGGTCATACCCTGCTTACACACGAACACGCACTATTGGCTTAACTTCAGTCATGCAATGAATATCAATAGAGTCGCCTTGCGGCGGCTCATAACACACGACTTTGAAATCATTCGGATCTACTGGCTTTTTAGGTCTAATGAATTGGCTATATCTCTTCCCGTTAAGCTTGAAATCGTACTGATAAGGCAAGTCTCGTAATTTCATGCCTACCTCACCAATTTGAGTGATTTCAATCTCGCAACGATTACGCCAGCTAGAAAGTAAATCATCACCGTAAATTCGATGCCGAACTTAGCCAGCATGTAGATCGCTAGTGCGCCGTGTATCGCTACTAGAACGGTTTCACTAAAACGCATAACTCACCTAGAAACGAAAACGATGCTTGATTTGTTGAATGTTGTGAAACACTGGCAAGTGAAGCTTCTTTGCGTAAGCAACTTCAGCGAATGCGCCAACGCTAGTTTTCCAGTTCGGCAAGCAATAAATCGCGTCAACTTCACGAATCATTGCCATTGCTATATCCATGTACCCTTGTTCGCTTAATCCTTCTGGCAACATCAGTGTGTGAACGGGAACGTGACCGATGCACTGAATCTTTAGGGCTGCGCGTTTAAATTGCGCTTCGCTATCAGGCACATCGGTAACGCCACCAGCGATATAAATCTTCATCCCTTAATGCTCTCCATTTCGCGTCTAAGGGCGTTGATTTTTAGCTCAATACGCTCAATTTCTTCGGTACTGGATTCTTTAGTGATTTGATGTTGCAGCTCGGAAATCTCGCGTGGGATCTCTCCTACCCGCCATAGATAAAAGTCAAGCTTTTCGATTTTCTTATGTCGGATAGCTTCTAGCTGGTCTTTGTCTACGAGCTGGTAGATCTGCGCTAGCATGATTTCAACGTCAGCAATTTCTTCCATCACTTCAGTGATCGAGCCTTTGCCTTGTCGAAAGTGGTGGTACAGGGCAACGGCCAATTCATTTAGCTCTGAAATGGCTTGTTCAACTTGGCGTCTGCGCCCCGTTGTTAACAATACTTGGCAAGCTTTTTGGTCTGGTAATTTGGTCATTGATTGTTACCTTGCGTTTTGTTTCGAAAACAAATATATGATCGAAATTTACGTTTGTAAATTTCACAGGCCGAAAATTTAGATTCTTCTTTTGCGCGGTGAAGAGCCTCTAAAGCAACATCAAACGCTTCAATTTCCATTCGCCCGTATGAGTTACACGTATTGCCGATCATGCTAGCCATGCCAGCTAGTGTTTTTAAGTCCTGTTCTAAGTTCTCACTCAATACTTTGAAGTCTCTTTGCTTCGCTAGCTTGTGAAGGCGAGATACGCTCAAGAATGCGTTGCTGGTGGCTTCTAGGTAATTCACTAGCGCTTTAGCAAACTCCTGATCCATTGCTGGCACATCGTTGTTGATTGCGATTTCTTCAAAGCCGTACTCGTGCATTTTGGCGATCAAAATCTTCATTTGCTGCTTGATATCGTTCATCGTTTCATGGCCCTTAGTTGGTCAATTCGATCAGAAAACTCGTGTCGTTCTCCTGAACGTCGATACTCTTCTCGAACCTTGTCACTTACCGAAACTCGACTGTGTACTGGTAGCGCTTTTAGCTCATCCTCTGCAAGTCTCAAGCGGCCAGATCGTTCTTTAGCGTCTGCATCCCGTAGATACTTGATGAAAAGTTCTAACTCTCCACCAGCTCTAGCTCGTTTCAAATCCCAATCACAATTTTGTGCTACCCATTTCTCAGCTCTCCCCATTGGCGCACGATTCAAAAATCGGTCATAGGCTTCGCGGTATTCCGCTTCGGTTCGCTGGTTAATCTGAGTCATCAACTCACCAAGCGATGGAGGGAAGCGGTTGCCGTTGGATAGTCGGTCAAAGCAGATCGCTAGTATCCGGTTAAGTTGCAAATCATTCAGGGTCGAAAGGAAGTTTCCCCATGCCGTAGTAATCACTGCGCCATTCATCGTTACCCATGTCTTGCCGTACATTTCCGTTAGCGTGTCCCATAGGGCTGTTAGCTTGGGATTCAATCCATTGGCGCTGTTGTTGTACTCGTGCAAATTTGATTGCTGGCGATTGGTTTGAGTAAATCCGCAACCATTCAGGGAAGATTGACTGATCGGCATTCTCGCCATAACCGATTCCATTGATTTCAAATTTCTGTCCATTGTCGATACCTCTTAGATTCGTGTCGTTAAGCAATTCATCTGTCCAGCGTTCGTACTTGATGTAACGTTCTGGATGTAAGCGATCAAAACCTTGTTGCTGCGCTGCATTGCGTCGCTTTACGTCTTCAGCGAGCATTCGTGCAAACTCGTAAGGCTCGGCCTTTAGGCGCTTGATAGCTCGCTTAAACTCATTGAATGCTTGAATCTTCCCAACCTTTCTCATTCCGGCAGTCCAGAAAATTGCAAACGCATCAGAAAGCAATTGGTCTGAATCGTCAGATTCGGACGAAGTATTTAGATCAGTATTTAGTTTAAGATCAGTATTTAGTAGTGTCGTATTAGCCGGATCTGGCTTTTCCGTAATACGGCTTTCACGGATTAGGCTTTTTGGATAGTCACTCACTTCATACCAGGTTGAACCGTCAGCCTCTTTGTGGCGAAGGCAAAAGCCACGCTCAATAAGCTCTTTTAGTATTACGTAAACACCATCACGCCCCGTTTTCTTCATGGTTCCGGTGGTTACTTTCTCTAAGTGGGACACTTTAACTTCCCAATCATCAGGTTTTGACAACAAGTAACTAAGCAATCCCATAGCTTGAAAACTCAAACAATGGTCTGCATAAACCTCGTTGCAAATCATTGTGAAGTTGCAACTTGCACGTTTACGCTTGATCGTTGCGTTCTTATTTGGTTGTGCCATATAATTACCTCGTCACAGCACTAACATTTGGTGCAAACTTAAAGACCGCCGCCTCACACGGCGGGGTTTTTTT